AATGAGGAAAGGCGACCGAAGCCGCCCTTTTTCCCGTCACGCCGTGCCATTCGATTTGACCAGACCGCGATAGTCCAGAGCCGCCACGCCTGCATCAATGCGCACCTTCCATGCAATACCATCAACTGTGAAGCCTTCCTGCTGCTCAAGATAAGGCGTGTCCACACCATCCAGATAGGCCACTTCGATGGTGTCCGTTCCTTGCGCCGAAGCGACATACCATTGCTTGTTGTTGGCCTTATCCAGACGGGGATCAACAACAATCTGAGCCATGTCCTTAACCACGTTGATAATGCCGGGGTTCTGGTTCTGTGTACCGCTGCCATCCACAGGGAACAGAGAAGAGGAAGAAAGCACAGCTCGGTTAGCCGCACCTTCCAGTGCCGCAGGCACAAGAATAAACGCAGGAATAATGTTAATCGGGTCGCCGTTTGCGTCTTCTTGCAGTCGCATAGCCTTACGCGCCTCATTAAGCCCGTCCATGTCCAGGCTCTTCGCGATCAAGTTTCCGTGGTCGGCGTGGAACAACGCTTTTCCGTCAGTAAATGCAGTATTGGTAGTGAGCAACAAATAGACCAGATTACCCACGGTTCTGGCAGCGGCCCGTCCCATTGCCTGAGGGATAGTCGTTAATTGGCTCAGATCATCGTTGATAATGGCCTGACGAGTGACAGAGAAGATATTGCCGTATGTTGCCAATGCAATAGGCACACCGCTGTCACCCGTCGTCACATACTTGTACTCAGCCCCTTCCGGCACCTTATCAAGCTGTGAGAAACCATTGATCCCTACGCGCTTGGCTTCGTGGAAGTTGGACAGTGAACCGGTCTTCGTCCATTGCTGGAACGTCTCGCCGCTATTCTGCCAGCCAGTCAGTACCGATTTTTCAGCGCCAGCCGCAAGGATGTGAGAAAAATCACTACTGCTATGGGTAAAGGCCAGATTTACAATCTGCGATCGGTTACCAAAGCCTGAAATACCGACACCACGATCAGCCAGTGAGGCTTTTGCCATATCAAACAGGCTCATCATGGCATAGGGGTTACCACGTTCTGCCGGAGCATACCCCAAGCGTGCAAAAAGGCCGTTTCGGATGCCATCACCGGTAATATTCCCATTATCTACATAAATATGGGCGCTATTTTCAGGAATAAATTTTCCTGATGGTGTCGCCCCCCGGCCTAACTCCTTCATCAGACGCTCTTTTGCCATATCTGGCGTGCAGCCCACATCCTCCAGACACTGAATTTTTAGTGAGTCATGCTTACCACCGAACATAGCGAACATGTCTTTAATACCGTTGATTCGGTCCTTCTCTGGCACAGTGGCACCGGTGGAACCTTTAGGCTGGGTGATCATCCCCTTAATGTTGTCAGGCATATGTTCAAAATCCTCAATTCGTTTTGATTCGATACGGGCCATCGCGCTGACAGCCGGTAGTAATTCATCCGCAAAACCCTGCGCCACGCATTCGCGGCCATCCATCCAGGTTTCTTCCTCCAGCATCGCCGCCAGCTCTTCAGCAGACTTACCCGTTTTACGCGCATAAGCCGGGATAAGGACGTGTTCAACTTTGTCCAACAGCTCGGCATAGTCGCGCATATCGTTGGCGTTCCCGCCTGAAATGCCCCACGGTTTGTGAATCATCATGAGGGCGTTCTCTGGCATGACGATACGATCACCCGCCATTGCAATGACTGACGCCATAGACGCGGCAAGGCCATCGATATGCACCGTGATTTTTGCAGGGTGTTTGCTCAGGAGGTTGTAAATAGCGATGCCGTCAAAGACATCACCACCGGGTGAATGAATGTTTAAGGTGATATGGGAAATATCGCCCAGGGCTTTCAGGTCTTCTGAAAACTTCTGCGCAGTAATACCCCAAGCGCCGATCTCTTCGTAAATCAGAATGGTTGCGCTGGCACTATCACTGGCGGCTTTGATGGTGTACCAGCATTTCATAACCATGCCCCCAGCGTATGGCGATGCCAGTAATTAACACCGCTACGCACAATCTGGCCTATGGTAGGTACGGGCATTTCAGGGTGATTCTCTTTAACGAATGCCTGGTACTCCTCAATCTTTTTCATTGTCTCGGCGTCGATATGTACCGCCATTGCTTTCTTTTTGCTGCTCATGACACCCCCTGATGTTTATACAGTCTTTGTATGGGAATCATACGATCAATATCTTTTATCGTAAAGACAAATAAAAATAATCAATGAGATAAAAATAATAAAAAAGCGGCCTAAGCCGCTATGCGAAAAATATAAAATTAAAAAATATGCGCTCAAGTGTTCACCTGTTCACCTTTATCTATTTCGCTTTAATTTTCATTGCGTTATAGGGTGACGGGTTTCCTTTTAACTATTCACTAGTATTCACCCCAACCCTTCACCCCTTGGAAGTGCTTTCACAGAAAGGTGAACAGGTGAACAGTTGGTGAAGAGTTTATAAAAAAGTGTTCACCCATTAACTTACTGTTATTAATTGCTTTTTTAACAGGGTGAATTGTGGTGAACACTTCGCCTATAAGTTTTATTTTTTCTCCTCTTTATTTTGGCTTCCCTGGGGAGCATCGCATTGCGGCATCCAGTCTTCTGAATCCTCATTGAGCGTAACGTTTGAACGTAGCCCCAGCTTGGTTTTACGCTTCTGGTACTCCTTGCCATATTCAGCCATTGCCCCCGGCATATCCGTGCCGAACCGGGTCAACGACACTGGTTTGTTAAGCCCATTGGCACGCATATAGGCAAGGTAGGCGTGATAAAGGTAGCGACGTGGGCTAAACGGCACGATTTCAGCATTGCCAATAAACATGCCATCGCATAACACCGACGCCATCAGATAGCCGCAGAAGTCCACCAGCGAATCACCTTCACGTTTAATAGCCATCGCCTCTTCGGATTTCTGCTGTTCATGCAATAAACGTTTTGCCTCATCCTGTTTGGCAAAGCGGGTTAGCAAGTGCCGAATGATTACGGCTAGCTCACCTTCTATTTTTTCCGCCAGCATAGGATCGCGTTCATTTTCCGGCACCACTTCGGAGAAGTTGAAAATCACCCGTCGTCGGGATATGCCGCCGCTTCGGTCACTGAATGTCATGGCGTTATTGTTGACCGCCAGCACCACGGCAGGAATGCGCGTTGAATAGGGCGCTTTATGTTTAGGGTCGATAGATACCTTATCCCCGCCCGTTATCGCCTTAATTCCCGCACCATCGCCAGCGTAGCGGGTCATATCCGGCATGATGATGAGCGAATAGCCAACCACCAGCGCACGATCTCGCGGGTCTTCCAGTGCCTTCATACTGGCCGACACGGTATTGGCTTTACCCGCCAGCATGGTGCAGATTTCCGCGAAAACGCTTTTACCGCTTCCCCCTGGCCCAGTAACCTCAAGGAATAGCTGCCAGTCATAACGGTTAGCCAGCACCATAAACAACGCCGCCAGCACACGATCAGCTTTTCGTTTGTTGTTGCCAACAGAACGGCTTAACCACTTCCAAAAGCTGGGGGCATGGGTCGCCAACGTTTCCCCCTCTGCCGGGGCGCTAAATGGCAATTCACTGGCTATCAGTAACCAATCCTCCTTGATATGACAACGAAATTGCCCCGAACGGGTATCAAATACCCCATTACTGAACCCGATTAGGTTACGAGCGGTAACTCCCATAACAGGCAAACTTAACTTCATAGTTTCCACAGCCGACTTAATGGCGTTCTGCGAGTAGGCAATATCTGCATCAATAAAAATTTGCGCCATCTCCCGCTGTAGTTCCTTATCAGCCACAGGAACCCATACCACGCTGTTGTAGTGATGAACGGTGTCAGAGTCACCATGTACCGCCAGCGCACCGCCATAATGCGCCCGGAGCACTTCGCCGCGCTGACTAGCCCCCATCCGGGAAAGGTCAGTTAAGACCATGCCAGCCGATGTTTCTGGCGGCTCAGTAGTAAGACGTTCAAAGTATCCTTTCCAGTCCTCCAGCAATTCCCCGGTTTCGCTGTAGAGCTTCGCTTCCGTCACGCCAGCCGCCGCCAGCTTTTTGGCGATAAGAGACATTTTGGCCTGATCCACCAGCCCAGCCTGATAGACGCGGGCATACTTTCGCCCTTTATCCACTATATTCAGGTTGGCCAGGTCATTAAGCTGGGCGTGATCAAGTACAATAGGCGGTATATCGTCACCGTTGTTATTACCAGCCTGATAGCGTTTTGCCGCATCCCAGGCATTGGACCCAGCAAAGATTACAGCCTCAGTTCCCTTATCTCGCGGAAGACGTTTAACATTCGGAGCAGTCTTCATCTTTCCACTCCATGCACGATAACCCCACGTTTCTCGACTGCCTTGGCTAAAACATCTCTGATTTCTTCATTAAGGTCACAGGCGATAGCGATAAGGTCCGCCAACTGACCAGAAACATTCTCTTCTGCCGCCTTGCTAATAATGACCTCAAAAAGACTGGAATTAAGGCCTGCACGATAGGCGGCTAAATCCAAAGGGATAGGCTTATCCACGGCACACCTCCACCAGTTCAGTTTCTGCCTTTTCCAGTATCTCTATGACGGCATCAAGAGAGTTCTCGACAACAGGACCGCCAACATCCTGCGCGGCTATCAGCCTGATGATGGACATGGCATAGACAACCTGGGTAACAGCCTCTTCGGCATGAGTAATGTGCGCGGCGCGTGTAAATTTGGCGTGAGTTTGGGTAGACTGTTTATCAGCCATAGTCGTTACTCCAGTTAACGTATTGTGGTTAGAGGCCCGGTTTGTGTTGTCGCACAGCCGGGCTTCGCGCTTACAAGGTGAATTGCACCTTCGCGATTGAAAATACTATTAAGTGAATCGCACCTCAAGCCTTTTATTATCATTTTTTTTGCGTATACTGAATCGCACCTATTGTATGGAGATTCAGTAATGGCAACGGGTTCAGTTAACAATAAGTCACAGCAGCTAAACGCACGGTTCCCGCATGATGTTGTTGCAGAATTAGAAAACAGCCTTGAAATCGGGGAGACAAAAGCACAATTTATAGTTACGGCCGTAAAAGGCGAAATCAAGCGTCGCCAGCGCAAGCAATCCCGGCAAGATAAGCAGCCAGATGCAGAATGATTACAGTCATTGACCTGATCGATCAGCATGGTATTCTGGACACGCTTTAGTTTTGTGCATTGACATGAGCGGCCCAGCATGGCCGCTTTTGTTTTATGTGCCATACCTACCTCATGCCGCTTTTTCAAAAATAACCTTCGGCTGCTGGTGCTGCCATTCCAAGATTTCAGAAAGCATCCACCCCACAGAGCGGCCACCTAATTTACGGCGGGAAGGAAATTTCCCTTTTTTCTCCATCAGGTAACGAGTGGTACGACACAACCCAGTGAGCTGACGGCATTCCCCTTCGCGTATTAGGCGTTCGGTGGTCTGTTTTGATTGTTTAAGATGGTTCATAGAAAAGCGCTCCTGTTTATTGCGGTTCAGGAGCATTAAAAAATAGATGAATGATAATTATGCTGATATCGTTTTCATCACAAAGTGATATCACTTTTTATGACGACCTCTTTCAAGGTACTTTGACCACGTACCTAAATCTGTTTTAGGAAAATCTATTCCTTTTTGAGCTGCCGTTACCTCTAGTAATTCTTTTATTTTTTTTACAGGCATAGCCTCAATATCCACATCATAAAAATCAGGAATCAACCTCAATAATGACTTAATCAAAACTTCCTTTTTTGCTACTGTTTTATCTGATTCTTTTTCCTGATTAATAAATGCATTAATTTTCACCGCTTGATTAATGTTATCAATTTCCTCAGCCATTACACACAATCTGCTAATAGGTAACTCATATAGACCTTCATCATTCATGAAATAAATATCTATAGAATCAAGCGCATTCTTTGCCGTAGACAACTTATCTATTTTTATAGATCCGGAATTAATTTCAAATTCAGCCAAAGTTAAACTAACAGCATTAATATAAAAAAAACCCTTTAAAAAGCTCGCGCACCAACCGTATGGACTATGATTAAAATGAATATCCGCAATCAAATATTTATCGCCAAGAAAATGACTAGGTAAATCATCATCAACCTTAAACTTCAAAGCATCCAGATAGAATATATCAGATTGATTATCACCTTTATTATTAAACATATAAACGCTTATACATAGAGCACCTATCGCACCGTAATGAATAATATCTTTTATTGAGCACTCTAATTTTTCTGCAGCCTCATGCAACGGATAATATAAACGTTCTGGCTTTTTCACACTCATTATTTCACCTTAAAAATAGTTACGTTGGAGTGTTCGGAAGAAATCAATTCTAACCGCTCCATCCATTTATTCAGTGCGTCGAGTTTTTCTGGTAGGTACTGGCTACGGTTGTAAACCGCCATGACGCCGCCCAGCGTATGCCCCAGCAGTTGCTCAACAACATGGGGAGCAATACCCATATTGTTTAACGTTGTGGAAAACGTCCGGCGCAGATCGTGAAGCGTCCACGGCTCAGAATGGCCGAGGCGCTTGTAGATACCCCTTCCCCACTGGCTGACAGCTTCCGAACTCTTTATCTCACCCAATAACAGGCCGCTATCTTTGTGCTGATTACACAACGCCACAACAAATGGCCGGATAGCTTCGGGAATAGGCCTCAGTATCTTTTCCCCGCCCTTGCTATGCTCCCTCGGCACTGTCCAAACCCAATCATCTAAATCCCATTCGCTGATTAGGGAAAACCGTAGTTCCTGCGTTCGGCAACCAAACACTACCAGCAGGTGAAGCAATGAGGCGTAGTAAGGCTTAAATTTTTGTCCCGTACTCTCGCGCCAGATATCGGCTAATTCCTGCCTGGAATGCACCCTGTCGCGTTTATTCTGCTTGCTGCCTACATCGTCAATGGTCAAATCACTGAGGGCATTACTATCAGCATAGCGATGCACACGGCAGAATTTCAGCGCCTGCTTACACATCTGGAGAAGGTAGCCAGCCGCCACCGGCGCTTCTGACCTTACACGGCTGAAACATTCCAACCAGTGGCGGGTTTCACACATCGAAAGCGGATAATCGCCTATGTAGGGGTAAATATGCTTTTTTAGCTGCTCGATGTGCTTATTTACGTTGGCCCGTTTATGGGTAGCGTACTCCCTTATCCAGTATTCCAACGCTTCTTTGACTGTAATCGGCTTGAGGCTTTCTTGAGTGGCGATACTTAACTGGTGCCTGGGGTTCTTTCCTTCAGCCAACCAAGCGCGGCACTGCTCCCGTTTCTCTCTGGCTGCTTTAAGGGATAGATCAGGATAATTACCCAGCTTTATACGCTGTGGTGCCGCCGAACGACCACCTACCCGGAATGTAAAATACCAGGTCATAACGCCAATCTTGGAGACCTTGACACTTAATCCGTCACCATCGGCATAGAAGCTATCACCGGGGCTCTCACGCCCCATCATCTTACGCAGCGATGTATCGCTTAATTTATTTGTCCCGCCAGCCATAAAACCTCAGTTCACATTCAGCACTGACTACACCACTGACTACACATGTCAATGTTACTCTATGAATGGCAATGAACAAAGACAAACGAATTAATATAAATTATCGTTTAATATCAACACAATGAATGGACATTCATAAACAAGCGCGAACCATAAAAAACATAGGTTTTGAAAATACGGCATGAACTGATAACCATCAGCCATCCACTGAATAAAAAAGGCGCGATACCGGTTCGGATCGCGCCTTTTTACTTATCACCGCTGCATGTCCCGCTCAACCAGAGTGGATTACCCGCTCGCAGTCTTTGACTGTTTGCTCACACCCGCTTATGCCAACGATGCCATATCGATGACAAACCGGTATTTCACATCGCTTTTCAACATACGTTCATAGGCCGCGTTGATGTTCTGAATATCGATCATTTCCACGTCGGAAGTGATGCCATGCTCGCCGCAAAAATCGAGCATTTCCTGCGTCTCGGCAATCCCACCGATGCAGGAACCCGCTACCGACCGCCGCCCCAGAATCATCGACACGGTGTTGAGCATCGGATTGATGTCGCCCAGCAGGCCCACAAACACCAGCGTGCCGTCTACCGTCAGCGTCGGCATGTAAGGGTTGATATCATGCTCGTAGGGCACGGTGTCGATAATCAGGTCAAACTGACCTTTGACCGTCTCCATCTGCGACGCCGCCGTCGACAGCACAATGCGGTCAGCCCCTAAACGCCGGGCGTCGGCCTCTTTGCCGGGAGAACGAGTGAATAGCGTCACTTCCGCGCCGAGCGCATGAGCCAGTTTGATCGCCATATGGCCCAGACCGCCCAATCCGACCACCGCCACCTTGCTGCCTTTACCGACGTTCCAGTGGCGCAACGGCGACCAGGTGGTAATCCCGG